AATGACAACCAGACCACTGAAAAGCACCCAGCCCTTAAAGGTAGCGCAGAGATAAATGGCGTTGATTACTGGGTTTCTGCGTGGACTTCTAAAGAAGGTGGTAAAAAGCCTTTGGTAAGTCTTTCGTTTACTCCGAAGGATGAAAAGCCAAGCGTTCCTGCTGTAGCTTCACCTGACGATGACTTTGATTCTGATCTGCCTTTCTGAGGAAATTATGATTGATTTTGGGAAAGCATTAAGAGCTGCCCAAGAGGAGCAAGGCGTAACGTCGGTAGAACTGGCGAAACGCTTTGCTGTTCATAAGCAGCAAGTCTCCAGATGGAGATACCAACAGGACGCTAGTCTGTCTTTAATCTCTAAACTTGCAAAGGAACTCGAAGTAGATGAGTTAGAGTTCATTGCTAAGGGGCTACCATGATGGTATTTGATACCGCAACAGATGCGATTGAAGAAGCAGTTTTTTGTGCGGATTCTGAGCATATCCCTTACGTTATTGTGTTTGATGATAAAGGGTTTGGTGTATGCCCATATGACGAAGTTGAGGACATATCATTAGTAATGGAATATATCACTGGCACTTATCTATGAGGCCAAGACATTACGCAGCACAGATACTGGCACTTAAGACCAGAGAAGAAAGGAGGGAGGCTTTATCTAAAGTGCCTCCTGAATACCAAGAACGTGTGAAACTTTATGTGGAGAATAAATTTGAGCGAAGGAAATACACTCGCAGACCTTGAGCGGATAACCGCTGAGTTTGCCCAAGCAGAAGCAGAGAAGCAGTATCTAATGGAGTTTCGTAAATCCAAGAAAGCCATACTCATGGCAGAGGCAGAAAGATCAGACCATTCTATGCCGATTGCCAAACAAGAAAGATATGCGTACTCTCATCCTGAGTACCTTGAATTATTGGAAGGGCTAAAGGTTGCAATAGAAAAAGCAGTCCTGTTGCGGCATAAGATTCAAGTAATGAACATGAGGTTTGAGCAATGGCGAAGCAAGCAAGCGACTCTGAGACAAGAAATGTCTATCAGATAAGCGATGAATTGAAATTCTTGTCTATGATCTATCCAGTAACAAGCAAGTTATTCAGCATTAAGTTGCTTGAATCGCGCATGAAACACATGGACTCTAAGACCAGATTAAGAGCAATTCGGGTAATAAATTCCCTACAAACTGGAAAGCCTTATAGATTATGAAACGCAAGCCAAAGGTAAAATCTAGCAAAGTCTTACGGCAAGAATGCCTCAAAGCTATCCAGAGACTTTGTAGGTTAGCCGCAGCGGATGATGATGGGAATTGCGCCTGTGTCTCTTGTGGGGTTGTTAAGCATTACTCACAGCTACAGGGAGGTCATTGGTTGGCAAAAGGAAGCTCTAGTTTTTGGGCGTTAAGGATTGAGAATGTACATCCGCAATGCCAAAGCTGCAATATGTGGGGCATGAGATACGGATCAGCCGCCCAGCAGTACACTCTCTGGATGGAGGATATGTACGGAAGGGACTTTGTTGATGAAATGATAGCCACTAAATCTAATGCCATTAAGCTCTACAAAGCTGACTACGAAGAAATGCTTGCGGAGTTTAACGAGCAGATTAAATACCACGAGAATCGTGTCAAATGATTGATGTGACTTTAACCGAAGAAGAGCAGTTAATGTGCAAAGAGAAAGCCGAGGCTAGGTACAAAATTGCTCGTGAGTTGGGATTAAAGCAGTTAAGAATAGACACATCACCGATGAATGTAGAGCTGCTGGGCGTTCAGGGAGAGATGGCGTTTGCCAAACTATTCAATCTCCACACTCCTATTGTAGAGCATGGCGCAGATGCTGGCTGGGACTATGAAATTAACGGGATTACCATAGATGTTAAGACTGCTTCCAAGCCTCACTACAGATTGATATTTAGAGAGTTACAAGCATTTAAGTCCAAAGTTGGCGTACTTGTCGTCAAGATCAGAGAAGATGTGTTTCGCATAAAAGGCTGGGCAAGTAAGAAAAACTTTAAAGATTTATCTGAGCCAATGGATGATGGTGGTTTTGCTTTAGATGATAAACACCTCAGAACTATAGAAACACTATGGCTAAACGCAGCAGTAAAAGGCTTAAAATGACTGAATATGTAATAGCAATGTCAGCAAAAGAAATGACTGAATATCTAAGCAATGAGTTTAATGATCTGCCAGATGACGCAAGAAGGTGTATTGCCACCATGATGGCGATGATTATGGATCATTCAGATTTTTTAGAAGACCAAGGTCTTACTGAAAAGTTTGAGTTTGAATACGACAGCAATGAAGGGGAATTACATTGAAATCCACAGACTACCAAGTAGCTGGCGACCACTACAAAAAACTCAAGATTCAACCCATAGAATATATTATGGCGAATCAATTACCCTTTGCGGAGGGTTGTATTGTGAAGTACGCAACCCGTTGGAGAGATAAGGGAGGAGTAGAGGACTTGCGGAAGATTAAGCAGTTCTGTGACTTCATCATTGAGTCAGAGCTGGAGAAACTAGATAAGATTAGCTTGTGACATATTTTCCGGTACGGATTATCTCACTTAGCTCTATCGCTCTGTTGCCAACCTGAGATGCCCACTTTGAGTCAAGCATCTCCTTACTAGCCTGCTCAAAGTTACCCTCTGATAAATGCTGTAATGTGTTGGTAAACTTGAGTAGGCTGTTCAAGCCTATATTAAAGTGCATAGACACCAAGGCATCTTGTCTTGCTTGGTTTAAGGATAAAAACCAATCAAATGTTTTAGATAGTTCAGTCTGAGAGATTTCTATGTCATTTTTTAACAAAAACATAATCTCATCATCAGACAGTCCCCTGTCCTCCAGATTCCTGCCAATGCCAATACTAATTTTACCCGCTGAACATTCGTAAGGAAACTTGCGATTACCTTCTTGCCTAATAAGCATTTCTTCTAACTTACTCTTCATCTTCGTATAGTTCCAAGGATATTAGAAATTGAGCCTGAGCCTGCAACAATCCAACAATAGTATGAACGTCAAGGCCAAGATCAATAGCCTTAGTTGTTAGCTCTGTCAGCTCTAAATCATAAGCACCCATGAGTGCGTAATAATCTTCCAATCCAACGGGTCTAGGAAATTCTACTACGTTACTCATTCTTTTTGCTCCTAGTGATTCTTTTGCGCGCCTTGTACTTTTTCCAGTGTACGCAAACCACCTAACCCTAGCATACCCATAAGTACAGGAAGCATAGTGCTAAGATCAATCATAGGAACATAAACGCCTGTTTTAAATAGCTCTAAAATCATATTGGCAAAAGGTATAACTAAAAAGTTTCCAGCCATCCCCAATACACAAATCCATCCGCAAGCAGGCCTCCATCCTGCGACAAACAGGTTCTTATGAGCAGCCTCAGTTTTGTTTATCTCAAGTTGAGCTTGTACCTGTTCATGGGTATGACGTTCAGCCATCGTGGCTATTTCATGCGCCAGCTTCTCTTTTAGGTCTTTATCCGGTATAGCTTTATCTAAAATAGCGGAAACTGGCCCAATCAAAGCACTTAACATGGTTAACATTTAAGCCACCGCTAATGCAATTAAAATGATAATACTAAAGATAGTCACAACAGTAGCTTGCTCGTCTGTCGCAGACATCATGCTAGACTTGACAAATTTTCCAATAAATTTAATGCGATTCATAATCACTCCATAAAGTTAAAGAACGCCGCTATAGCAGCAGCAATTAGTATCCAAACAATCCTTTCTGTAGCCATAGATGTCGCAATGCTTTCTGCCATTGCGTCCATCTTCTGTTCCATGCTATCTACTTGAGCCTCAATCTTAGACTGACGGTTGAAGACCGTAACCAATCTTTCTTCCACTCGCGCCAATGAAATAATCGCCTCCTGTAATGAGTCAATCTTTCTTTCTACTCTTGAAAGTCGGTCTTCCATACTACTACTACCTATAGCGTCAGGTCAGGAGCTTTGCGAGAAGCTCTGATTTGGTAAACGTGACGAAGCGCCTCTCCTCCGTCACGGTGAAATGTAATCTGCGTCATAACACTTGATGCTGAGTAGCCATGACCTGCATGGTAAGAGTCTGGAAAAGCTAACGTCCCGAAGGATTCCACGAAGACTCCATTATCAGTCTCTATTGCGTTCTGATGGTGTATATGTCCGACTAGCCACTTGCGGTAGTTAGTAGACGACCATTGATCTGGAAGCATCCTTGGCAAGATAGCTGCTAGTTTAGCCGCCTTCACTTTGTCGCCGTGGTGTACCGCAATAAGTGTAGCCCCAAATTGGAGTGTGTGAAAGAATCCATGAGGGTCTAAAATGTTTACTCTTGGCTCTTTC